TTTGCTCCCGACAATATGTTTGACCCATCTATAGTAGGGCCAGAAGGAAGCTGGAAGCCGTTATACTTGATTAGGTTATTAGCCCATTGTTTCTTGATTAGTGCTGTCGTGTATCTTCGAAGCCACAAATCGTTGAACGTGTCTGGAAAATTCTCGGCAAGATTCTTTGTGTAGCATTGACACACGATAAGGTCATTTACCTGATACGGAGTACCACCATCGAACCTTAATCGTCTGCCGTATTTCACAAACCTAATGGTCTTGGCTGGGGAAAGCACATTTTCGAGAGTGTTGATATAGCTCATTGTTCTAGAATATGTGCCGATACCATTTGTGCCAAGCCCACCGACCAGGTCTGTCAGATAAGCAACATGGGCGAGGTTATTCAGATTGAATGCTCCGAAGTATCCCATGTTCAGTACTTCAACAATAGACAGAATATCAGCAGGAACATCAATATAACCACGGTCAACATCTTCTGGCGTGATAATGTATTTCAGATAGATGCGCTGACTACCGTCTCCGTGAAACTCGTAATACTTGGTCAATGCGTTTTCGATAGCATCCTGAACCTGGTCATCAGACACGTTAATCTGAATGACAGGGTGACCAAGCTGTCTTAAAGCATACTGGGCTAATTCATCGGCATTATGGATAGCCATTTTCTATTAACCGCCTGGTCCTGGAGAACCGCCCTGGCCTGGTTTCTTGCCACCTCCAGATTCACCTCCGCCGCCTTTAGGAGGTTTCGGAGGTTTGGCTACGGTGCGACCCTTGAAGCCCAATGCCTTAGTGCGAGGAACATCATCCTTGGTAGCATCGGTGAAATAGCCATAAGCAGATACATAAATCTCGCCAGTATCTTTATCCTGCCAGCCCTGTTTGGTCTTGATAGCAAACGGGTTAGGCGCGGTGTCAATCTTAGCTGTTGCCATGAACATCATCCTTTGTCGTTAAATATTTCAGAATAGTATCAAGAGTGGACTTCATTGCCTGAACATTTTGCTCGAGGTCTTGAAGTCTTTTCTCTTTAGCAATTTCGTCCCGTTGTCGTTTTATGGCATTGCGATAACCAATATCATCTGTGGAGACCGCATAGAATCCATTATATGCGAGCTTCGGGTGGTCTTTGACTTTCGTATATTCCATATGATTATTTAATTCTCCACATCATTCTAATAGGATATATCTATAATGCCAATAATCACATCACCAGAAGCACTAGAGATTTCCACAAACAGTCAGGTCAAGATTGAAGAGATTCTTGACGAAATCGGCGGTCATATTGTTCGGGCTGCAAATCAAGGGAAAACTCAAATCTCTTATCTGTATCATGGCAAGGTAGAAGTTGCTCGAAAACTCTCCGTGACTCTTGCTTTGCTTGGTTATCATGCTGTCGTAAGAACCGAGCTTGGTCTTATTACTGAACATCGAATTGATATTCAATGGCGTCAGGGCATGAACCATCGATTCAATCCTCAGCATCCGAGTCAACCACCTGTGAATCCTCAACAGCCTGGACAACCGCAGCCTCAGACTGGTTTAACCGAAGAACAAGTCAAGAAGATTGTGACCGATTCTATTGCCGCTGTTAAGGCTGAGTTGATTGAAGCCATTGTTGAAAGTGTGAAACCACAAATTCCTGGTGGCAAATCAGCATACGAAATTGCCAAGGAAAAAGGTTTCCATGGAGATGAGACTGCATGGCTCGAAAGTCTGAAAGGTCAACCCGGCACTCCTGGTGCTCCCGGCAAATCGGCATACGAAATTGCCAAATCCAAGGGTTATCCCGATGACGAAAGAACATGGCTGACAGAACTCAAAGGCGAGCGTGGTCAAGCTGGTCCTCAGGGTCCGGTTGGTCCAACAGGTCCGCAAGGTCCAGCAGGTCAAACCGGTGCGCCTGGTCAGCCAGGAGCAACAGGCGTCAAAGGCGATAATGGTCTGCCTGCTAATATTGCTCGTATTGTCGTTCGTGCTATTGGTAAGAATGAAGAACCAACTGCAAGCGTTGAACAGCTTCCAGGCAACGAAAACAAATATCAAATCAGCATGGATTTGCCACTTAAAGACTAATTCATCGCTCATAAATAAATGCCCCGTTTCCATCAAAGGATTTGGGGCATTCTCTTTTCAGAACATCTTATGTATGGGCAATCAATCTAAGGTTTCTGAATAACGGGGGAATTGCACTATTACGACACCGAGCAACAAGTTTCACCTTGAAGCTACCAAACAGATTATCGAGACCAGTGGCATCTGGTAACAAGTCAGAAAGCATCAGGTCGTATTCTACATACTGATTAATGTTTGCACTTGTCAACGTTTTATCAACGTTCGGAACCAGAGTCCAGTCTAGGTCATCAATGTTATCAACCTCGGGTTTAGCCAATTTCACATAGATGTCGAAATCAGAACCTTGTGGTTTGAACATATCAAACCAGATACGAAGGTCAGCAGCAGGATTAGCCAGGTTTACTCGTTTTGTAACATACTTGAATCGTTCCGAGCCTTGTGATTTGTGAGTCTCGGCAGTGAATCTACCAACAGCATTTGGTACACGATCCATTGTGGTCTTATCGAGCCACGAAATATCGTTACCAATAAATGTGCCGCTGAATGTATCAACACTGATTGCAGGAGACAAATACTCGCTATCGGTCTTGAATGTAGCAGTTGCAACGAACGATGGCTTGCTACCAAGTTTCTCGTTTTCGTTAATAACGGTTGCAATCTTAATCGGTCGAGCCAAGAACCTGTCTGCACTCGGAGTAAACTGAGCAGGGTCAAGACCATTATAGTTGGTTCGCTCGAACTCTGAACCAAGCTCGCCGTGTGCAACAGCCTTGAAGTTCCATTCTACAGTTGAACCATGCGGCAGCCATGAACCAGCGAAGTTGAACATATCGGCCTTGAAGTTAGCAATGCAACGAGCACCACTTGGACCGAATCTGCCACTATCGGTTGCCTGTGTATTCATCTCGATAATAAACGAAGTTGAATCATCAACACGCTTAACCTGATGTGTTCTGTTCAATGCGTCAACATCAAAACCATTCAATACAGTTGCGGTAACCACCTTTGTGAACTTACCAGCAGCTTGTCGAACATCGTAGTCTTCAACCTCAACATCGTAGAATGCCTGAAGCACTGATTTCGACTCGGGTTTCTTAACAAACGGAGTTGCATGGAACAGCGAACCAACAGCACAATTGCCTTCAAAAGCACCAAGCGTGATTTCTGCATGGCTTGCGTCGATGTAGTTGATACTTGTAATAACAGCTTTCTTCGTGCCGTCAATCGTTAGTTCGTGTCCGACAACAAGCGAGCCATTGGTCAATTCAACGACGTACTTGGCATCAGGATAAAGCATAACAGGCACTTTGTCGCCTTCAACCAAGCCATGCGGTTTCTTGGTATAGACTCGAACAAGGTTTGAACCTTTCTCTGCTTCGAACGGAACTTTATCGAGTTCGGTTTCATCAACCCCGCCAGAAACATTGAATGTAATCGTTGCTTCTTTCTTTTCGAATTTTGCACAATGTTGTACCGTTCTGAGAACGGAAACTAGAACCAAGAGAAACCTGAGTGTCGCATACTTTGTTCGGCACGTTCACAGCTTTCTCGCCCAGTTTCGCAATCCAGATGCGAGTATGCGGACTGTCGCCGCCAATAACAAAGCAATATTCAGTACCAGCCTGAACCCTAACAGGAACAGGAAACTCGATTTCGGTCTTCACAGTGCCATCAAGCGAGGTTTTAATGGTCTTGCCGTTTTTCTCAACACGACCAAGAACTGTGGCAGTAGGATAACCATTATCCATAGTGCGGATTTCGAACCACGGAGTATCGCCTTCTGCAACCACTTCAAAGTAAACATCGAGCTTGGTAATGAAGCAGTCTTTGTCGAGTTTGAAGCTCTGAGCAACAGGGTCGCGACCACCGCCACGACCACCACTACTCCATGTTAGACGACGTGTCGTTCTCGAAGTTGAACTCGTATTACTGAATGACCGTGAACTCTGAGTAGTAACATCGCGTTCGTTATAAACGGGAGTGGTCACATTCAAGTTGGTCATCTGCTTCTGCTGGTTAATACCGCCGCTGAAGAACTGAGCTTCTGCATACGAAGTTTCGTTTGCTTCGTTGCCAGTATTGGCGGGGGCGTTGGTCACTCGAAAAGTTTTCGCACCGTTGAAGAAACGTCCAGCAGGAATAGCAATAACACCAGACAACACACCTTTCTTATCAGACAGAAGCATGCCAGCCTGAAGCATGGTCGATACCTTGTTAGTGCTACCCTGAGCAGATGTCAAGTTAGTAACATCCTGACCATCGAAGAACACCCAGAATCTCGTGTTCGGAGAAAGACCAGATGCAACAAACTCAATATTGCGAGCACGCATATAAGGAATGGTCTTCACATCAGTAACACGGTCAAAGCCATAGGTCTTCGTCTGCGACTCGATAGAAGCATGACGTTCTGTTCTTCGGTCAACAACAGAACCAGATGTTGTGGTTGTCGTTGTGGTTGTAGTGCCAGTTGACGTTTGTGCAGTCGATGTTGTTGTCGAAGTCCGCTGGTTTGTAACCTGACGGTTAATAGTACCAAGACCAGTATCAACAGTACCATTAGTCTGAATCGTGCTATTCGCAGCCACATGGTTGTTGAATGCTGTCACAATACTATTGGTGCGTTCGGCAAGCTTACGAATTGCATCGACACCAGTATCAATGTTCATCTGATAGTCTGGCAAGCGTTCGGTGTCTGACCATGAATCAACATTCGGAGTCAATACAAGATTACCAGCCTTACGATAAATCAAATACGGGTTAATGCTCAGACTTCTCGAAGCAAACGGCTGTTCATCGACCAATTCGTGCTTGAACGGCAGATAAGCAACACGACCAGCAGTGACAAACATATTGGTCGAAGCTTTCGGGTCAAACACAGCTTTCCGATTGTTCAGAACACTAAACGGACGGAACTCGAATTTGTCGGTATCGTTAATACCACGGAATTCATTGTTGCTGGTATCGCCTGTTGAGTATTTGCTGAAATCATCAACAACGAAACCATTCTTGTATCGGTCAAGACCATTCTTATCTTTCACATTAGATGCAGCAGCCTTCGATTCAAGCAATGACAATGTCGTGTAGTATTCGAGGTTTTCGATGCGTTTTTCGAGACGACCGATATCACGCATTGTATAGCGTTTGTTCTCGATTTTCGTAACCTTGATATCTTTTGCCGAATAGGTATAAGCCGGAACAAATACCTTATACAAAGGCATGATATCATCCTGGCGAACAATCGGCACTTTCGGACTATCAGCAGGTGTGCCATACACATGGAAGAACTTACCATCAGAGTCAACACTGAGCAAATCCATACGACCAACATAATAGGTCATGTCGAATATTGCAGTTGATTTTGTCGCAGGAACCTCGCCGCCCTGACCACCTACCATAACAGTACGGAAGTCGATAATCTGGTCAGCGGTGTATTGATTGCCCGCGCTGTCAACGTAGCGTGGCAGGTTTTTATAGGTCACGCCGCTATCCTCATCACCGAGCACGGCGTCATAACTATCAATAGTGAAATAGCCTGCGCTGTTAGGGTCAGAGTGTCCGAAGTAACGGAACTTGATATCAATCATGTCGAAGGCATTACTAATCACTTCGCCTTCTTTTTTCTGAACACTCGATTCGCCGTAGGCAAACGGAGTAACTCCAGTATTCAGGTCAAACAGTTTAGTCACATCTTCATGAACAGCAGGAGATGCAGAATTATAAGCACGAACATATTCCAGCTTGTACACATCAGCCTTGCCAAGTTTGATGACGTGCTTGAAGTGGTCGGTATCAATACGTTTGATGCCAACCTTAACTTCGGTCTGCGATTGTTTGCGTTTCTCAATCAGGTCGATTGTGGTTACGGTATGAATCACAGAAACCAGCTTGCCTGATTCGCTTGCTCCGAGTTTGATATCCAATGTATTACCAGCAGGGACACAGTTGTCAGCAGTTGCATACACAGAAACATAATTGCCAGCACTACCAACAACAATGATTGTGTCTTTGATATTGCTGTCGAATGTTGCACCAGACAATGTGAACTGATAGTTGCCGGAAGCATCAAGCGTGGCAGTCAGTTTCTTACGCATGGCAATCTTGATACTACCACGGTCATGATTATCGCTGTCTCGCAACGATTTGACGTTGTTCTTCGGCAAAGGCCAGAACATCGTTTTCATTGACTGATTTACCAGAGTGAATCCGGTATCAGAAGCAGGCACAGCCAGGAATCGGTTAGTCTCAGACGAAACACATTTAACCTTGGAAGCAGGCTGACTCAGTTTGCTGTCAATTACTTTGTAACGCCACACTTTCTTGTGGTCTTTGTTTTCGCCGATATAAGTGGCATCGGCAATTCTCAATGACCCAATGACCTGACCAGTCGGAGCATTACTATTAGGCTCGCCATCATAAAGCTGAACTTCAGCTAGTGTAACAGTAGAACTTGCAGCAGGGTCATTGGGCCATACGCTAAGAGTTTCGTCGGGAATGAGGTCGATATAGCAGCCTTCGGCAAAGAACACAGAACCATTGTTGATTGAAGCCGTGGTTCGTGCCTTCGGAATATTGATGAAAGTCTCGAACGGAGTCTCAACACGATAACCTTTGACATAACCAATACCAGGACTCAGCAAGCAGTTAACGAGTTCTTCTTTGCCTTCTGGGCCGAAGATGAAACCATTCGGGTCATCCTTAAACTCTTTCTTGTGTTCTCGATATACTGGTTTCCATGCGTTCACAGTATAGTTGCCAGATTCTTCGAAGGTGCGTTTTGCCATCGTGTCCATAATACCTGAGTATTCATAGTCGGACTTGATGGTCTGGACATAGCCGTTCTCGATAGTTGCGAGTTCGATGAACTTGGAGCCGTCTGCAATCTTGTCTGTGCGTTTGGTTAATACGAAGTTCACAGACAAACGGTCTGCACCAGGGGCAGTCTCGTTCGGATACCCAAGGGCATTGTCGTAAAGAGTTTCGTCATCTTCGGCAGTGATAATTTTCTCAACAACATCAAAGCCGATTTTGCAGGTCACATCTTCGCCGTATCTTGAGTACAGAATCATGCCACTCGGAACATCGACAAACTGACCATTCCAGTAGAAAATACCAGCAGCGACGTTGAGGAAAATACCAGCATAGCCAGCTGGTGCAATCTTATCCTGAGGGTCAGGCGCACCAGGGCAAGTCGGGCATTTCACATTCACGTCATACAGTTTATTGTCAGCTTCGTCTTTACATGCAATGGTTTCGCCAGGCACGAAACGAGTCTGCTGAGCATCGTTGCCTGTCTTGGTATAGACAACGTAGAGAGTGTTTGGAGTATCGGCAGTTGCATTCTCTTTGTGAACCAGTTTTGCTTCGACACCAGAAGATTCACCAACAAGCTTCATGGTGTTTAGAACCTTGGAAACATCTGTTTCTTCGGTATTGGTTCGATGACTTGCAAGACGAACATATTCGTAATTCACAATGGATACGGAACCATTGCTTACACGAGAACCATTCTTGAAAATATGGTCAGCAAATACACCAAGCTGATTTCCAATAATGGTCTGCATTGTATTCAGTTCGCGAGCCTGAACCGGACGACCAGCACCGAACAGAACCTTCAGATAGTTCTTTTTCCGTTCGAAGTCGTCAAAATACGGTGCGACATTAGTATTGATTGCCATGTTTCGTTATTCCAGATTGATTTGGATTGTAATTGATTCTTCTTGACCAACACTTCGTTGCTTGATTTCTGTTAGCTTATGCTTGAACAGTTCAATATACTTCGGAAGTTCTTTGACGTTCCGTTTCTGCCCTGTTTCTGTACAAACTAACCATACAGTATCATATGATGTTGCACTATTAATGATACCTTCAACGTCATGAATCGAAGTGTTGATTACAAACGAATCTGCACTGCCGTTATTTAAAATCCACCATGGTGCATAAGCTAATCGTGTAATCTTAACGACAGCATTGTTGGCAGAAACGATTCGATACTCTGCCCATGTGTAATTCTCGCCTTCGTTTGTGATATTCAGCTCGGTAATTGAGCCATTCGAGTCGGTCTTGATTTTGCCCTTGAAGCCTGACCCATTGCCAACTACAATGATTTCCTCGCCTGTTGAGTATCCTTCTCCAGCTTCGAGAATAGACAGCTTAACCTTGCCGTTATCGAGTTCAACCTTCAGCTTACCATTCTTGCCTTGACTTGAACCAATAGTAACGATATCTGTTGAAGTCTGTTCTGTAACCCAGGGTTTCTGAAGTTTGCCTTCTGGAGTAACCTCTGCACCAATACCACGAGGAATATCGGACTGAGCTATAGTACCATTCTGACTAACGATTTCGCACGACCATTGCACATTGCGTTCTTGATACTTGGACATATCAATCGGCATCTTTTCGTCTGTGATGAACCGACGTTTTGATTTAACAATCTCGCCACAATAACGCCACACGATACCGTCGGCAGTCTTCACGTTGAATGCAGAGGTATCGCTTGGTTCAACAGTCGAAGTACCACCAACAACGATAACGAAAACATTGTTATTGTGTAGCACAATGTCTTTCTCGTTTACTTCAAGACCACTCTTCCATTTGATATAAGAAACAGCGGCAGAGAATGAATTCGAAGAAAGCTGTTTGAAGTAAACTGGCTTATCGGTTCCGACACCAAGATAAACAGTTTCGGTTGGAGGGTCAATTGCATCTAGTGCTTCAACAAACAACCATATTACTTCGCCGTCTGTTGCCTGACCAGTATTATGCTGCGGAACAATCTGACCAGATGTGCCGTTGTTCATCGCAATATATTTCTTATTGCCCGAAATGACAACATCGCCCTGAGCATAAACAATGCCCTGCGCCCATGCCTGTTTCTCTTTGCGATTGATACCTCGAATCATGCTTGATAGAATAAAGCCAATCATTTGATTTTCCTAATCTTCAGTTTAATCTTGTCTTTGATGCCGATGTTGAGTTTCGATAGCATAACAACACCAGATGGATGCACTTCATCCCATACGATATGTTCATACTCTGTTCTCGAAACAGATGACTCAACACGATAACTGAACTGCTGATAATAGTAACTATCCTGAAGAACAGCATCGTGGTCAAGAAGATGGTTATCGACGCTCCATGCCTTCGGTTGTTCAAACAATGCTGTCAGTTTCGTCTTGAACTTGGTCTCAGTGTTATTGAAGCACGGCTCTGTGGTCTCGACAATTAGTGGTTTGCCGATAGTTTTCGATTTTGCCTTCAGGTTTGCATTGCCGCATATCAAACGAGGAATGGTCTTGAATCCCTCGCCTTCTGACAAAACATCTGCCTTAGTAACAACACCAGAAGTTGATGTCGCCTGACCAAAGAAACCACCCGATTCTGATGCTGTTATCTCTAGCTTATCGGGATTGCCTGAACCGCCCTCGACAATTTCAATCTCATCAATACTGCCTGTGGCATGTTTCTTCACTCTTGAATACGGGTGAGACGGCTCTGCAAAGCACGGAGTTTCGTCTGTTGGAAAAATCGAATAGTTTGGTTTGTTCTTCAGTAATACAGAAACACCATCTCCGCTGAATCGAACACTCTCGCCAGGCACGAAAGTATCGGTTGTCGACACTGTCATCTTGACCAAACCTCTTGTCTTCACAACATTATCCACAATCAGTTTTGACTTGGATATGATGCCTTCGCCTGTTAGTCCGAACTCCAATGCAGCATTCCGAAGTCTCATTAGCATGACTTCATCAATACTATCTTCAAAGAACATGAATACGAAACCACTATAGTCGGTATGGTCAAGGGTGAGCATATCGTCTCGAGGATAAGACACCTGAGCATCGACACCGAACAGAAGCCTGAACAAGAATACAAGCGATTTCTTAGAACCTCGGCTCAGATAATAATCACGAATAAATGTGACAAACACACGTTTCGGAATCTTCGTATCTAAGCCAAGTTTCCATGCCAGGTCTGCAAGGATTGAATCCCAGCAGCGAGCTTCCTCGTTTGTGGAATCGGTATTATCCAAGAATGTATTGGCATACTCAATCGGATTGCCATCTTCTTCAAGCTGAGCGAAGTATGCAAGCATAAACTCACGGAATCTGCCGTAGTCTTTTACATAGGCAGGAAAGTGAGTATTAATGGCAGGAATAATAGACTTACTCATCTACGACCCTCACTCGTGCAATTCGCACAATATTGTTGAACGAAGATTTCACATCGGGATTTTTCGGAGTACACGAAACAACAGTTGACCCTTTACCAGGATTGTTCTCGGGCAAATTGAACTGAACCAAACCAGTTTCGTAATCCACCTTGCCAATCTCTCGTGTAATTGGGTGACGAACATTAGTGGTCACACCGCTTATAATCCCGTTATGGTCAGAACACTTGAATGTGTAATTCTGTCCAACGAGTTCAAACTCAACACTACCCGGAATAATCGGATTGCCGAAGAATACAGCAATAGTGCCAGTATCGTCTGTTCTGAACCCAACTTGTTTCCTGAGTGTTTTTCTTGTGAACGAGGAATTAATGGCCTTCGAGGATTTACGAATCTTGTCGTTCAGTTCAACATCGGAAAGACTATTACCAAACACATTGAGCTGGCTAGAATTGTATTCAATAGCAGCAGCAACGGCAGCATCGTTCACAGCCTTCACAGTTGTTGAAGTCTTGTTGATGTCTGTATCCAGAACAATGTCAACATCGCATTCGATGAACTCGGGGTCGATGAACAATGGCTCGGCACCCAGACGTTTCGAGTCTTCTAGCAATCGGTCTTCAATAATCTTCTTCGCAGATTTGGATAATCGGTCTGCATAGTATGGCTTGATAGAGATATAAACCTTGCCATACGATTTTCTGAAATGCTCTTCACCACGCCAAACATTAATGGCCTGAATGTTTCTGAAGTACGAAAGAACAGCACTTCGATAGTCGTCCGGGGTCAGCAATCTGTTCTGACTTCTGAAATGAGTCATGGCATTGAATCGTGTTGACTCTATGCTTTCCCCATCGGAACCAGAATTGGACGGTTCGTTTGCAGTGATTTCGAAGCCAGGGAAAGTGAATGCTTCGGCACCATTGCCAAGCTCGCCCGAACTATAAACATACTCGCAGCGAATTATTTTGCCATCTTCTGGTTGTCTGCCGAATACATTGGCGCCGAAGAATACTTCAAGATAACCATCGCGTGTAACAGATGTATAGTATACGGGACTATCGGTCTTCACATCGAATACACTAACAGCCTTATCGTATCGAACACCGCTGTCTGCATCAGATGACTTAACGAACACGCGAAGACTATCAACGTCGGCGGATTTGTCTTTAATAACGAATCGCTGATATCGAACAGAACTGTTGACACGGAATTCCCATGAAGAAAGTCTGCCTTCTGTCAACACAGCACGACCAGACCTGAACTTCCATTTGTTGTCGATTGTCTTCTCGTAGTCGTACAAGAAGATGTCATCCATATTGACAAACTTTCGAGAGTCCGAGCTTCTTGATACTGTACCAGTAATTTCTTTGCCGCGATGCAATACAACATACCCTTTGTCTGGGAATGTATCCTCAATCCTTGAAACTGTGACCTCTACAGTTGCCGATTTCTTCAGTCTCGGAGTATAGCCTAAGCCCCTTGCCTTAGAATAAACAGACTGAGCGGTCTGAGCAGTATCAATGCTTGACTCGTTATTGAGCATGAACATATACGAGCCAAGGTAATGACTATTATATGCAAGCAAGTTCAGAATAGCATTAATACCAGAAGCTTCGAAGTTGATGTCGCGGAACCGATTATCGGAACGAAGAAACTCTTTCAGCTTTTGCTTGTAATGATTGAAATCAATTTGAGAAACGTTCATCTTAGTCTTTCCATATAAAATTCGATTGATTGTTGTTCGATGAGACTAACAACATGGAAGTCAACCTTAATATGATATCCGTTTTCTTGAGCAGAAAGAGTAATATCAATGTTGTCAATCCTGGCTCGAGGTTCCATTGTTTCTATCGCCCATCTTATCCTCTGTTCTAGTGCCACAATAGTTGCATCGGATGGATTCTCGAATAGAAGTTCTCGTATATGACCATGCTTTTCCGACTCAAACGGAATGTCATACGGCAGCATAGCAGCAATATGAACAAGCGCCCGCTTAACAGCGTTATCGTCAATCAAAAACGTTATATCGCCTGTCAGCGGATGCGGCTTGAAGTTTAGGTTAATATCACTATAAAACATCACGAGTTCCTATTATCGAAGAACACGGTTTTGGCTCCAGTTATAATCTTTCCATCGCAGCCGCATTCTTCGCCTGTTTCTACAAGATAGCCTTTCTCAAGCTTATCAAGCAGCCGAGCAGGAATCCTGTCGTTTATGAATACAGTACATTTCCTATAGTATTCTTTGACAATACCAATATGAGCAGATTCAATCATACCACACATATGAGCCTGAGCAACATCGCCTTGTCTGATAACTGGTCTTCCGTTCACATACACGTCGGGCGAACCTTCTGATAGTTTTTGCGGAGGAAAACAACCGTGACCAGTTGTCATGTCATTAACTCTTATTGCATTAGCAGCCATCAATCGCATCCTGGAGATTGTTTGCAATATTTAAATTTCGACAGCTTTTCTGCTATTGAGTTAATACAATTCCTTTTCATTTCAACAAGTTCTGTTTTGTGTTTTATGATTGGCTCGTCTTCTTTCTCACACGGACACAATTCCTTATTGATTTCAGTTGGTTGCCGTATATCATCTGGCTCTTTACAATTACAAAGGTCATTTACCATGTTAGAACTCCACGCATATGAGCACCATGATACGAAACAATGTCTGTCGGGTTAATCTGCCCGGTGATTGTTTTCTCCGCTCGCATAATAGCATCAACAGAATTGACCGAAGTGTTTTCTCTCAACCAATACTTGTATAGAGTGACACTATCATCGGCAATCTTGATTTCGTACACAGTTGACGGAAACCTATTATCTTTGCCTAGATTATCGATAATCTCGTGCATCAATGTTGAATTATGCAATGCCATTACAAGAGGTTCAAAGTTGTTATGATACTTCAGATAATAACGAATCAATTCATCCGGAGTTCTGATTCTGAGGTCTCTTGGAATTGGATAGGTTTCAGTCTTGACCGGAGTGGTCGGGTCTGCACACGGAACACATTCAACCTGCTCGAACCTTTCAACAGTCTGAATGTCAATCTTCGGCATTGTGATATCTGGTTCGCTCGGACAAGGCGGACACAGCTCGGGAATGCTTGGAATCTCGGCTTTCGATTCTCTTGCATAATAGACAGTGTCATCTTCTTCTGCAAACATCGCAGCATCGAGATTCCAGTTATTATAGACACGAATACAAACCCACTGGTCTGCAAACACATCTGGTTGAGACTTGATTCTCACTCTAACCTTGAACCGCCATCTTCTTCCCCAGGATTGAGAAGTGCCATCGTGATTGTCGTAATACCAGTTGAAGCTTGGATTGTATCTGCCTTCTCCGTCATTGATACAGTCGAGATTCTCAACAACGCCGCGAATAAGACCAGTCTTGAACAGTTTCAGACCAGGCGGCACTTCACCATCAATAATCTCGTATTCGAGTTCTTCATGACACTCAACAGGTCTTTTCTTTGTCGTTAACGAAGCTCGGAACTTCGAACCGTGAACCAAATCGAACTGAAACTGAGCCTTATAGTGAAAGTCTGTCGGAATAGATTTGACCTGTAACTCTGCATTAGTTTCAAACTCAATGAACCAATCGCCCTTCGCTAGGTCAATATTGAACTTATAGTTCCACTGATATCCATTATACTTCTGAAACTGTTTTACCTTGTTATTATCGAATCTATAGAACGTTATCGAATACTTGGGTGTCGTTTGTGCATTTATTACAGAAATCCTGAACTCGATACTGTCGTTCTTAATAAGCGTAAACCGATATACTTTCGAGAGTGTGGAGAACGTCTGACCAGGTGTGAATGTATCAAACGTTCCGCCATTATCGATTCGCTGTTGAATACTCTTTGCACTCATAATTAGAAACACCTTGCTTTCAGCGAATGCCTGAACTCTTCCATTTCGATTGCTACCTTATGTTCGCCGTTTGCATCAACCCATTCGTTATCAACACAGCCTGTTTCTGTCCACTCTACATCGTAAACGAGTTTCATGCTGAAGTCTAGGCGCGAGCCATCGTACATCATAATCGGCGGGTCGTACAATGTGGCTCCGAGAGAAGCACCATAATCAAACTCTTGATTCAGTCTGACTGTTGTCGCAAGACTAGGCTGAAGAACTTGACCATGCCAAATCTTGAAAGTGAAATCGTCTATGGTGAGAACCCATTCGATTCTTTCCCCAACATGGAACTCGGGATTGAGCCATCTGTATGCAGACAGATTAAGCAGTCCGTAAGCACCGCCACGAAGCGAAATATACTGTTCGGGTTTCGGGTCTTCGGTCTCAACCTCGATAATCATGTCATCCGGGTTAGGCTCGGGATTCGTATGGTCAGTATCAATCCTTGGTTGTGTCGTTAGCCAGAATGGTTCTACTCTGCTACCATGCCATATAATAGCAGGTTCAACAGGTGTAACGTTATCCATCTGCAAACCAACCTGGAAACCGTCGTACATATTGACTTCGATGTTTCTGTCAATACTGAGGTCAACCACAGTTCTGGTCTTGAGTTCTGCACTCCATGTTTCAAGCAGGCTTGGATAACGTTCAAGTTGCATGATAAAGTTCCAATGCCTGATTGGATAATCGCAAGCATGACACGTGTTGAAATGCAATGTGGTCGGAGTAATTGTCGGGTCAAACCACTGGTCATGAACAAACGGATACGGGTATAATGCAGCAGAATATAAGTGTGTCAGTTCTGCTTCAAATTTCGAACCGTGAACAGCGTTAAGCTCGAACAGAGGTGGTCCGCGTGTTTCGAGATTGAACTCTGTGCCTTCTCCGTGTTCAATGTTCTTGACTACAAGAGAAGATGAAACAGAAAGTTCAACCTTGGTGTGATGACCAGTTCTCACACGCCATAGGTCATCATCATTAACGACAATCTCAAAATTAACGATAGCACCATGAAATGCTTTTGGTGGAAGCTGATACGAAGCAGAAACCTCACCAACTAGTTTTGCATCGTGCCACGCATTCATTATTGGTAGTGGCAAAGGTTTCAAAGCCACAAGAGTATCGGCTTCTAGGATTGCACCGTGTTTTACGAATGGTCTGATTGCTGGTGCAGCATTATTCAGAGTTGCAGAACCAATCTCGCCGTGATATGCATCAATGCCTTCTAGATAATTGCCGCCCGTTAGTGTCAGGTCGAAATCTAGTCTTGAACCATTCCTGCTGCTGTTGAATGCCAGAACAAACGGAGTGACCAGCTTGCCTGCACTCAGTGTTGAACCTGTCTTAATCTCGTCAACGGCGAATCTGGGCTCGGTGTTGAGAGAAGCATAGCTAATCGAACCATGCTCCAGATTCTTCAGAATCAGTTCGATTGTCGGGAAGAAGCGAACATCTGAATTAAGAAGCTCGCCTTTCCACATCGTTGTTCCGAAGTAATGACTTGGCTGAATCTTCGGATACAAATCCTCGCCGTGATACAGTGAAAACTCAAACAGCTTGGATTCTTTTGCAAACTCGAACTTGACTTCTTGACCATGATACAATAGAAGCTCTACACCGACACGAAGGTCAAATTCAACCGATGCACCATGCGAAATCTCAACCAAGCCGAGCGTATTCGAACATCCCATATACGGGAAGTCGAAGTCATTATGCCAGCTTTGTGAGTAAGGGCATTCAAAGTTGAAATTGTTAGTATAGCTCATAGTCTATATGGCTCGTCGTTATTCTCGCTCGGTAGAATTGGTCCGTAACTCTTGACCTTAATAGTTGCATCCTGATGGTCAAGTGCAACAATATCAATCGCCTCGTTTGTTAGCAGATGACATACCCAAACACCCGTTTCAGGATTACTCTTTTCCGAGGTTATAAGTTCACCTGTGGTATGACTATAGACTCGTATATCGAGAACAGCCGGATTACCATTTACTGTCGCAGTTCCTCGAATAGTATAGATGCTTTCGAAGGCATTGAACGCTTTGATTTTGATTTCGGGCAATGCTCTCTGATACACGACGAAGTTGGCAAGGAAACCACTAATCGGTTTAATGTCGAGATGACTACCAAAGAAGTATTCACCAATCTTAACAGTACCGCGAACTTCGGAAGGATACTCAACACGATGCTCGAATACTGTTCTTTCTCCGTCAAACCACACATCGAAGAACACACCACGTCTGCGAATAACAATAGAGTGCCAACCCGAGGTTAGATTAGAAGATACTGTAACGGGCGGAAGGTCTTGGCTGAATACCATTTCAAGCCAGCCCTGACTGTATCTTCTATTAGATGAATGCGTCCATAATGTAAATCCATAATATGGCGGCTCTTCGCTTGCATGACTGAACAGAACACCACGCTCGGAATGCTCCACCTTGAATGCAAATGACATCGTAAAGTCTTGACCTAGATTGACGAAATTGGCTCGAGAACCAATATCCCATGGATTTCTCAAGACCACATCAGTGAATGACATTGCCTTCGTCGTTGCCCATGGACCGGGCTTCCTCGCGATAACCTTATCGCGTTCTCCCATTACAATGAGGTCTTGATATGTGCCAACACGCTTCTCTATCTTCTTGTCTGTTC